GGAAGTGGAAGTACATGGTATAATTCAATTGTTCCTAGTAATTCATATACTAAAACAATGTATGGGCAATATCGCTCATTAATTTTAGAAGATGAAAATGCTAATTTTGTTTTTTGAACTGAGAATAATTTTATAACAGGCTCACACTTTTGGGTATTATCCATTGAAAGAGCTAGATATAAACAATCATTATTTCCTGGATCCCTTAACTTACAACTTTCAGGATCTGGAGGTATAATTAATCTTACAGATAACTCAAATGATATTCTTGTAAACACGTTTATTGGTTCTTCTAGAGTATTCCAATTAATTTCTGGGTCAAATGGTACAGCAGGTTCTCTACCAAATAGTGGATATGTAGCAGGATCAGGTTCATATGGTTTAGTATTTCCTGATTTAGGAACTATTATCTTAAACCCATATGCTATTTCACAATCAATAACAGTGTCTCCTAGTAGATCAAATGATGCTCCTGGATTAAATAATGAAAAATTATTTTACTCAGGTTCTTCATTCTTTTTAAATTCCCAAGAAACAATTACCTCAGATTACGTATTTGTTCGAGCTAGAAATGCTGAATTTAACTACTCAGAAAACCCAAGCTTTATCTCAGGATCAACTGGTGAGGTAATTTATGATGATTTTGTTAATAATCCTCAAGTTTATATTACAACTGTAGGGATGTATAATGATAGTAATGACTTATTAGCAGTAGCTAAATTATCAAGACCGTTAATTAAAGACTTTACTAAAGAAGCTCTTATTAGAGTAAAACTAGATTTCTAAGAATGAATGAGCGTATTCAAACCATTCATAACTTCGGACGTTGTAGTCTCACCATTCAAAGTAAATAAAACTTTTACATTTGAAGGAACAGCCCTTTTAACAGGATCTGGTATTGATTTGTTTGAAGGTGAAAACACAAACCCATCTTTATGGGTTTCTGGTTCAAACCCAACCGGATATATTTCAATCCAAGATAAATTTTTAGTTTACCGTTCTATTAGAGATTTATATTACTATAATTATCTTTATGGTGATGATGGCTCCCCTGCCACTACAGCATCTTTTAATGTAGATGGAACTATAACTACTACTACTGCGTATACCCCAAATGCATATAATTATTTATCAGGTGTTATATCAATTCCTTCTAACATATATGGTGAATACATTAAACCTGGAACTTTTACTCTTTCATACGAAAGTGGTTCTATTGCCGATAATGGGGAGGGTGGTTTAATATACAATTCTGAAAAAATAGGAGATATAATTTATGAACATGGGATGGTTATCGTAACAAGTGATGGTACTCCTTTAGGAAATGGATATGGAACCGTAAATTATGGCTTGACTTTATATGGAGCGGGCACCGCTAACTTTATACAAGAATTAATAAGTTCTCAAAATTTAACTTGTTCTTTTGAAAGTACTGTTACTATATACGAATCCCAATATAAGTGTACTATTAGAGAAAATGAATTTAATTTCTCCCAAAATCCTACTTTAATTTCAGGAAGTTCAAACAGTGGTATATTATACGATTTTGCAACAGGATCTTATTTTGATCCTTATATTACAACTGTAGGGTTATATAACAATACTTATGATTTAATAGCTGTTGCTAAGTTAGCCCAACCTATCCCTCTTTCATCTGTTACAGATATGAATATATTAGTTAATTTGGATTTATAAAGTTTTTATGGAAAATTGGTTATACGGTGATAAAAGAATAGAATCTATAGAAGATTTCCCTGAAGGAACATTTGGTTTTATATATATTACAACTCATCAACCTTCTGGCAAATCATATTTAGGGAAAAAAGTACTATATCATAATTTTAAAAAAAAGTTAACTAAAAAAGAGTTAGCTGAACAAACTGGTAGAGGAAGGAGAACCACCTTTGTTTTAACCTCAAAAGAATCCGATTGGAAAACATATTACGGCTCAGCTAAACCTATAATTGAATTGATAAAATCAGGAAAACAAGATGATTTTACTCGAAAAATTTTATGTTTAGTTCCAAACAAAAAACTCTTAACGTATTATGAGTGTAAATATTTGTTTCAACATGGAGTTTTAGAAAAACCAGATGAATGGTTTAATGACAACATTTTAGGTAAATTTTATACAAAAGATTTTGCTTCCATAGATTAATTTCATATTTTTAAAATATGGTAAATGAACTATTGGTTAATTTAGTAAATTCTGTACTCGGAGCAGGTAAACGTACTGCACGTGGAAATCAAGCATATACCTGTCCCTTTTGCCACCATCATAAACCAAAACTAGAGGTTAATTTCACAGAAAATAAAGAAGGTATAAACCAATGGGCATGTTGGACATGTGGTAAAAAAGGAAAAACTGTTCGAAGTTTATTTAAGCAAATTCAAGTTGATGCTAGTTATTTTCAAGAATTAAGCAAATTAGTTAAAAATGTTTCCTCTGAAGATATTGGAGAAATAAAACAAAATATCTTAGAACTCCCTAAAGAATTTAAAACCTTTATCAACAACCAAGATATTACAGCTAGACATGCTTTAGCTTATCTTAAAAGAAGAAATATATCCAAAGCAGATATCTTAAAACACAACATAGGATATTGCTCCTCAGGAACATATTCTAATATGATTGTTATACCATCATATAACAGTAATGGTAAATTAAATTATTTTACCGCAAGATCATTTGAAAAAGATCCTTATGTCAAGTACCGCAACCCGGAAGTATCTCGCGATATAATCGCGTTTGAGTTGTTTGTTAATTGGGATTTACCTATTATACTATGTGAAGGGCCATTTGATGCATTAGCAATAAAACGAAATGCTATACCATTGTTTGGTAAAAATATACAACCTAATCTAATGAAAAAATTAGTTGAATCTAAGGTACAAAAAATATACATTGCGTTAGACAACGATGCTGTTAAACAAGCCCTTGGTTTTTGTGAACAACTTTTGGATATTGGGAAGGAAGTATATTTGGTAGAACTTCAAGGAAAGGATCCGAGTGAAATGGGATTTGAAAATTTTACCAAATTGGTGCAAACAGTTTCTCCATTAAACCAATATAAACTTATGGAGAAAAAATTATCAATTATATGAAAAAAAGGAACATTAAAAAATCCTATGACAGAATTTTAGAAATTTCTGAAGACGCAAAACAAATAACCCTCCCAGATTCTAGGTATTATAGGCGAAAAAAGTAGGATTTGCTTCTGAACATATTGTTAGAAAAGCAGCTGATGAAGGTACTCAAGTACACGAATTGTGTGAAGAGTATTTAAATGGAGAAGAATTAAATTTCTTATCCCCCACAGGCAAACCACAATATAATCCTGATGTTTGGCAAATGTTTTTACGTTTTGTTGAATTTTGGGAAACATATAACCCTGTACTCCTTGAAGCAGAAGTCCATCTATTTTCAGATGCACTAAAAGTAGCAGGTACTTGTGACTTAATTATAGAGATTGATGGTAAAATTTGGCTTTTAGATTTAAAGACATCCAACCACCTTCAAACAACTTATGAATTACAAACTGCAGTTTATGGTCAATGTTATGAAGAATGTTTTGGAAAAAATATAGATCATTATGGTATTTTATGGCTTAAATCATCTAAACGAGGTGCTAAAAAAGGTAAAATGCAAGGTAAAGGATGGGAAGTAGTTGAATCAACTCGTTCATTTGAAGAAAATATCGACATATTCAAAACAGTAAAACGCCTATTTGATTTAGAAAATCCAACCCATTCCCCTATATTTACAGAATTTAGAACATCAGCTAAGCGAAACTTGTAATATGTATAAGCATGATAAGTTTAGTTCAACTTTTAAAGGAAATCCAATCCTCTCCTAAAGCTATCTTTATGGCAGGGCCTGCGGGTGCTGGTAAAACTTTTACTTTAAATAAATTAGGTATCAAAGGTTTTACAATGATAAATGTAGATGAGGATTATGAAGAACTTTTAAAGAAAGAACTAGGCAAAGAAGATTTTGCTTCAATGTCTCCTGAAGAGTTATCTACTGCAGCTAAATTAATGAGTAAAGCTCGGGTTACAACTCGAGAAAAAGAAACTCAATCAATAGGTGCTTTACAAAATATTGTAATTGATGGTACAGGAGCAGCTTCAAAACCCCTGTTAAAGAAAAAACAAGAGTTAGAATCGCGTGGGTATGAAACATTTATGATAATGATTTATGTTTCTCCTATGACTTCTTTAAAACGAAATGCTGAACGTGGTAGAAGTTTACCTACAATAGCTGTATTAAAAAGTTGGCAAGGTTTAGTTTCAAATATTGAAACATATAGACAAGCATTTGGTAACAATATTGTTATAGTAAATAACGATCCTGAAGATGTTGATAAATCATTTGATCCTGAACAAATTCAACAATTGTTTCCTATGCCTCAAGGTAAACCTAAAACACCTGAAGAATTAGCAAAATCAAAAGCAGATAAAGAAAAAACAAATCAAGAAATTAAAGCACTATTAAATATAGAACAAGAATTCGATACATTTGATACTGCTAAACAAAAAGTAAATCAATTTATAAATGAATAAACTAGTTAAATCCTTAATAAAACCCATATTAGAAGCAACAAAACCATCTGTTGCTTTAGTACCTGGTGGATTTAAACCACCTACAGCAGGTCATTTTTATCTTGTAAGTGAAATAGCAAAACGTCCTGAAGTAAATAAAGTATTAGTTTTAATAGGACATAAAGATAGAGACGGTGTAACAAAGGATGAAAGTTTAGCTATTTGGGACATTTATAAAAAATATTTACCTTCTAATGTTGAAATCCAAATAGCAGATACACCTTCCCCAGTACAAGATGTAAATTCAATTATTAAAAATAATCCTGAAAATTTTTATTTACCTGTAGTAGGAGTTAGAGGAGAGTTTGATTTAAAAGATGTCAAACGATTTGATAGTATGAAAGGTAAATACGATAATTTTGAACCTATTGTTATTAAAGGAGATACTGGTGTAAGTGGCACAAAAGCAAGAGCTGCTTTAATTGGACAAAATTTTGAAGATTTTCAACGTTATTTACCTGTTGAATTAAATGATCAAGAACGAAATAAAGTTTGGTCTATTTTAACTAAAACACCTATTGAAGAGGTAATGTATGCTGAACCTAGCAAATTTAGTTACCCTACAATGTTATCCTCTTTAATTCAGCATATGTTAAGTAAAGGTATGAATGTTCGTCCTTTACCAAAAGTAAAATTTGTTGATGATGATGCTGAAAACGCTAAAAACTTCTTTGGTAAAACAGCATATTATGACCCGAGTAATCGCATTATAGTACTTTATACTATGGATCGTCATCCTAAAGATGTTATGCGTTCATTTGCGCATGAAATGATCCACCATGAACAAAATTGTAATGGTAAATTACAAAACA